GAAAGAGGCATGCAAATGCATTATGAACCTAAACCTAGATTTAAACACGGTGGTGAAGCTAAGTGTCGAGGCATGGGCGCTGCAGTAAAAGGTGGAAAATTCGAAGGCGTTTTTTAATTTGCATCCCAACATAAAATAATCTATATACTTGCTATGACCATTCGTGGAGATAGCACAGAATACGACCTACTTAAAAAATGGTGTGAAACACTTCCTTTTTTTGAAGAACCAAAATCAGTTACCACTTGTGAAATAGGTGTAAGAGAAGGATTAGGCTCTAAAGTTATTATGCTTTCAATAAGAGCTAGAATTGGTAAAATAAATTACAAGCATATTGGTATTGATCCATACGGAAATCTTAAATACCAACATTATGATAACTCACCAGAATATACAGCTGACTACACTGATGAAATGAGATTAGAAATGCAAAAAGATTTTTCAGATCATCCAGAATTTTCTTTCTTTCATATGAAAGATACTGATTATATGAATTACTTTGCAACCCAACCGCTGGTCTATGACCTGGTACACTTTGATGGGCCACATATGACTAAAGATGTTATGACTGAAGCAGTATGGTTTGCAGATAGATCAAGAAAAGGCACTAGATTTATTTTTGATGATTACAAAAAATATGGAATGGAAGACATAAGTAAAGCTTTAGCTTATTATGGTTTTAATGTTATGGAGTCTGGTCAAAATAAAATAATGCTGCAGAAGTTATAATGGATATAGATACAATCTCATTAGTTTATAGAAAAATAAAAAAGAATCTTCAACAACTCAAAGACCACGCTATATATGGTGTTGACACCATAGAGAAACTACAATATGTTAGAGGTCAAATCAGATCTTTAGAAGATCTGCAACAGGATCTAAAAGACCTGCTGTCACAAACGGAGTATGAAGATGAACAAGTCCACGGAGACACCGAAACGGACTGAAGCGCTTCTAGATGCCTACAAGGCAAAAGAAGAAGTCGAAACAGTCCTTGATCCAAAAGCGATCAGTAAATCAACATTAGATAAATTACCAACACCAACAGGTTATAGAATTTTGGTCTTGCCTTATGCAGGTCCTAAAAAAACCAAAGGTGGAATTCTTTTATCTGATACGACACAAGAAACAATACAGATGACAACCGTCTGTGGTCTTGTGCTAAAAATGGGAGATCTTTGTTATCATGATAAAGATAAATTTCCAAAAGGGCCTTGGTGCAAACTAAATGATTGGGTAATTTTTAGTAGGTACGCAGGTTCAAGATTCAAAATTGAAGGTGGTGAAGTTAGAGTTTTAAATGACGATGAAGTCATTTCAACTATTTCTGACCCTTCTGATATTTTGCACCATTACTAAGGAGGATTAAAATGGCTGAAGACAATCAACAAACTGTAGACATAGATACAGATGGAGTAAACGAAGAAACAATTAGTATAGAAACACCAAGAGAAGAAGCATCAGCTTTTGAAAAAAAAGAAGATGTTGATTTAGGTTATACTGATGTAACAAACCCTAAATCTGCAAAAGAACTTTTGCAGGAAGTTAAAAAATCTGAAAAGGAAGAAACTAGAACACAACCTAAGTTTGAACAAACAATCGAAGACGAAGGTTCTGACTTAGAAGGTTATTCTGAAAAAGTTCAGAAGAGAATAAAAAAACTTACTTTTCAAATTAAAGAAGCAGAACGTAGAGAAAGAGCTGCAGTCGATTATGCAAAAGGCTTAAAAAGTAAATACGAAACTGCTCAAAGTCAATTTGAAGAAACAGATACAAATTATCTTAACGAGTATAATGCTCGAATTGATGCGGAAAGAGATAAAGCTAAAGCTGCACTAAAAGCTGCTTTTGAATCTCAAGATTCTGATGCAATTTTAGAAGCTCAAGATAATTTAACTAGATTATCTGTAGAGAAAGAGAAGGTTTCAATGACTCTTGCAGACAAAGAGTCAAAGAAAAAACAAGTACAATCACAACCTACGGAGATTGCTCAACCAGAGGCAGTTCAACCAAGAATTAGCACTAAAGCTCAAGAATGGGCTGAAGATAATGAATGGTTTGGCTCTGATCGAGTATTAACTTCTGCTGCCATGGGAATACATGAAGACCTGTTACAGGAGGGAATTGACGCAGAGAGTGATGACTATTATAATCAAATCAACAAACGTATGAAGGAGTATTTCCCTCAGAAATTTGCCCAAGAGACGACAGAGAGACAGTCTACAAGAGAACCCGTCCAGAATGTAGCATCAGTCAGTCGTAGATCGGGAGGACGCAAGTCTGTGAAGCTCACCAAGTCACAGGTAGTTATCGCTAAGAAATTAGGGGTGCCACTAGAGGAATACGCAAAATACGTGAAGGAAGGAAATTAATATGGAAGACTATAAAACTTCACGCGAGTCTAGTAAGCGAGAAAAATTAACTCGTAAAAAAGATTGGACTCCACCATCCAGTTTGGATGCGCCAGCTGCACCGCAAGGTTATGCGCACAGATGGATTAGGGTTTCAACCGCTGGTTTTGATGATCCAGGAAATGTATCAAAGAAACTTAGAGAAGGTTGGGAATTCGTAAAAGCCGAAACCATTTTAAGTGAGATCGGTGAAAATGATTACCCTGTAATTCATGAAGGAAGACATGCTGGTCTAATCGGAATTGGTGGCCTTGTGTTGGCAAGGATACCGGAGGAGATTTTGAGAAGTCGTGCTGAGTATTTTAGAAGAATTACTCAAGACAGAACAGACGCGATAGATCGAGAGCTTATGAAGGAACAACACCCGGACATGCCGATCAATATTGATAGGCAGTCTAGAGTTACCTTTGGTGGTAGTCGTAAAAAATAATTTTTTTGCATTACCTACCCGAGATAGCTTGGATAAATAAACACAATAGGAGAAAACAACTATGGCAAATCAACTAGAAAAGTTCGGTCTAAGACCGTACAGAAAACTAGACGGTACACCATTAGTAGGAGCTCAGAACAGATACACAATTAAGCCAGGTTATGGCACTGCGATCTACCAAGGTGACTTGGTAATTCCTGTTTCTACAGGAAACATCGAAAGACATACTGCTGGTAATGCTGCAGCTGTTGTGGGCGTTTTTAACGGAGTGTTTTATAACGATCCAACTACTCAAAAGCCAACTTATAAGAATTACTACCCTGGTGGAGTTACACCAACTCAAGGCGATATTACTGCCTTTGTTGTTGACGATCCAGATGCAGTATTCTTAATGGACGCTGATCAGAGTTTTACAAGAGCGGATCTGTTTAAAAACTACTCAGTTACTAATGCTACTGGTGTTACACAAACAGGAATATCACAAGTGCAATTAGATGTAAGTGCCTCAGGTACTCAAACTACTTTCGCTGTTCAAGCAATTGACATTTCACAGGACCCTGATAACTCAGATGTGACTGTGTCAAACGCTAACATTCTTGTTAGAATCAACAATCACTTCTTTAGAAGTGGCACAGGTATAGCATAAGGAGGATAAACTATGGCAATATCACGATCACAACTAGTTAAAGAACTAGAGCCAGGTTTGAATGCCTTATTCGGCCTGGAGTACAGTAGATATGAAAATCAGCACGCTGAGATTTATTCTACAGAAACATCTGACAGAGCTTTTGAAGAAGAAGTAATGTTAAGCGGTTTCGCTTCTGCACCAGTTAAACAAGAAGGTGCTGGAGTAACGTTTGATCAAGCAGGTGAAACTTTCACAGCTAGATACAATCACGAAACTATAGCTTTAGCATTTGCTATCACTGAAGAAGCAATTGAAGATAACCTATACGATAGACTTGCGGGAAGATACACAAGAGCCCTAGCAAGATCTATGGCAAACACGAAGCAAGTTAAAGGTGCAAACGTTCTAAACAATGCGCAAGTAATTACTGCTGTTGGTGGAGATGGTAAGTCGTTGATCAACAACGCTCACCCATTAGCAACTGGTGGAACTTTCTCAAACGTTCTAGCAACTGCTGCAGATCTTAACGAAACTTCACTCGAGCAGTCATT